TTTAATAATTCAGATGCAGCCCGTATCTGGACAACAGCCACATCTTCTACTATTGCAAGTTTAAACTTTGCAGCGTACAACGCTGGGGTGCCGTCCACTGCTCAAATGGTTTTAAATGCTGGTAATGTAGGCATTGGAGTACTTGCTACTCCGGCAACAAAATTAGATGTATATAGTACAGGAGGAGGTACTGCCACCGGTATCCTTAAACTGTACAATAACGTCACCGGTGACAGATATACGGGCATAGACTTCCACGGAACGACATCAGAAACATATAATAAGATGGCACAGATCACTGTGCAGGTTACTAATGGCGGCACTGGTCTTGGTGTAGCCATTGGCGGTGATATTATTTTTAGAACAAATAATTCTGCGTCAAATGTCCCCACAGAAAAAATGCGTATTGATGCCAATGGCAACATTAGAGCCAGCCTTGGTAATTTTTACAGTAGTGCAACCCCAACCTTAGGAGTCGCAGCAGCCGGTACCACATCAGCCACTGCAACAGGGTTAACTGTTGACATTAATAATGTAACCACTGGGCAGACCGCGGATGGCCTCGCTGGAGTTAGATTACCAACACCAGCTTATGCTGGTGCAAGAGTACTAGTACGAAATGGCGCAGCAGCATCTCCTGGTTACACTTTGAAAGTATGGCCACACAGTGGCGGTAGTATTTCCAGTGCTGGTGCTGATGTAGGCATTGATGTTGACGCTACTGTCGTCTTAGAATTTATTGCCTTTACTACTAGCACCTGGTATATACCAAGCGCGGTCTTAGCTTAATAGTTATATTAAGTCAATTAAGTCAAATATTGTCTGTAGTTTTGTTCTAATTGTACGATTGCTAAAACTATTACGCAGTCCTTGGTGCAAGGGACGCGGCGCAAAATCTATAGTGGTCCACGACCAACCAATGTGCTCGTTGCTAAGTGTAGGCACAAACTCATGATCTATCACACAGAGATAAGTGTGAAAATTAAACACTTGATCGTTGCTGACAAATGTTTCTAAGGGTATAGTTTTTAAGACTTTGGGACTAAATCCAATTTCTTCAACAATTTCTCGTTGTAGACCTTGCCATGGATTTTCATCTTCATGTGTAGTGCCGCCTACAAGTCCCCATGTACCTTGATGCTTGCCCTTGGCCTTTTGCACCAGTAAAAATCTACCAGTTGATTTTGCATAGAACAACGCACCTGAACAGATAATTTTATCAGTTATAATTCTAGTATCCACGCACCCTCTCTATACTCGCCCTCAAAACTTTTAACCCAAGCGTATCCATCCCACTTGTACTGTATACCGGTGTACAAGTTAGTTTGATAAACAGGAGTTATTTCATAATTTTCAGCTGCTGAAAAAACAACATGCCAAGCACCTGCACTCCACTCAATTATATCATTTTCTTCTGCAACAAATTCACTTTCATCGTCGTTGGCCCAGGCAGTAGATCCCTGTGCTATAGCTTCAATAATGAGATATCTTACACCTTCAGTGGGTGTCGCTAGCCCTGATCCTCTAGGACCTTTAGTAGCCGGATTTACAATGGCATCAAATGTTCCATGACTAATTGATCTAACACTAGTGTAGGTATCATACTCGTCTAACATTGTATTAGTTGGGTATGTATCGCTGTCCCAGTTAATTTGTACCAATGTTTCATCTAGCGCATTGATGGCAAAAGTACCAAATACTTCGTGATCATTTTCTTGTATGAGTCTAATACTGCTATAACCAGCTACGTATTTTCCAGGATACTGGTCTAATAGTGTTCTCCAGTTTACACCAGGCCCAATTTTGCTAGGTATGCCATACGGATCATCGATGACCACAGGTTCATGGGGAGCTAAGAGTCTTGCAGCACCAGCATAGACCATTAGACCGTAACCTGATATTGTAGTTCTAACCTTGGCTAGCACAGTGCCAGCAGGAGGACCGTAGTCGTTGAGTGCAGGATCAATACCCAGTCCTTCGATATAAGTTTCTGGGTCGTTAATGCCGCCATCTAACACACTGGTAATGATTTTAGTAATAATACCAAGTTGACGAACTTTAACTGGAGGACTTAACCATATAGGTGTAGTGACATTAACTGTGGCAATATCGATGGGACTGTCTACACCTACTGGAATTTGTCTCGATGAAAAAACAATATCGTCTAAATTAATTACACTTATACTGGTCCAATCAATATAGTTGTCAGTGGTCTGAATTTCAACACTGGGGTTAAACAACACTAAGATTTGTTCTATGATCTGTAATTTCTGATCAGTACTAGTAGACCATATCTCAACTTTAAGAGACAGTTTGTAGGGAGTAGGCATGATGCGCTCAACTGTATAGTTTGCACCTTGCTCACTTGTGTAGGCATCATCAACTATGTCACGTTCTCTAATATGCAGTTTACCAACGTAGGTACTGTCTCCTAAGCGATCTCGTTCTAGAGCCAGTCCGCTGATACTGACAGCAATACGTGGAGCACTGTTAACTTTATTTTCTGAATTTTGTTTGATAATGTTGGCCACTTGACGATCTGCATCACCATACATTACAGGTACTCGCACTAGAGTACCGTCACCGTACTTGACATAAAAATTACTAAAAAATCTTGTGACCTGTAGAATATATCGACGGATTTGCCCATCGTAATAATGCATCATTATACGTCTGCCTCTGGTTTATATTTAATTGCTTTACTGAGTGCTTGTCGCTCTGGCACTGAACTGGCAAACAATTTCCACTGTACCTGATCACCGTCAACTGCTGTCTTACTCAGAGTAATAAGAGTATTACCGCCAAGTCCCAATGATGCCGTGGCATTAATCTTAGTGTCGTTGATATAGGCCGTGGCAATCACTCCAGCGGCATAGTCAATGGTAGTTTGAATAGTTGAAGTATCTCCAACTGCGGTAATATAGTCTCGACCAATTTGATTCTTTCCAGTAATATTAGTATTATTGATGAATCCAGTTTTTAGAGTTTGACGTTGGTCATTGTTGGTCATTGTCATGCGTAGATTGTCTTCTACTTTGACCCATGTTGTACCATTAAAACGGAACAGTCTGTTGGGCATAAAATCAGTACGTAGAAAGAAATCATCTTTGGTAGCAGCCGCAGGAAATTGTATACCGTGACCAAATGGATTTAATAAGTTGTTAACACCATTAGGTTCATTGCCGTCGCTGACTAGATAACCAGTATAACCTTTGCGTAATGCTTTGCCTGCAATTTCACTAGCATCTTCGTTGGCATTGCTAGCATCGATATCATCTTCGTCGGCACTTCTAAGTATTGGATTACCGTTTACATCTACTGCCAGCGTGTATAACTGACGTGTTTCATAGCCACTTAACGGAGCATCTGCCTCCGCTTGAGCAAGCATGGCATCATTGATTTCGTATTCTTTTCCTCTAGTACTTAACAGATCACGTAGAGTAGTATCACTTTCTGTACCATCTGCATTAGTTGCTTTCTGATCAAGAATATCAGCAAACTGTTGAGCATCAACAATCTTTTTAAGTTTTAATCTATATAAATGTGGCCACCATGTTATACTAAAACCTTCACTAGCACGACCTACATCTTCAATAACATAGTATCTAGGCAGGCCTATGCTAAACTCGTTTAAGGCAAAATCATCACGTAGATGCGGGAATTCTAACACATCTCCACTTAATGGTTTGCGGCCCACAAGTTTGATCCAATCGTTAATATGCACGGTTAGAAAAACTGTATCGTTATCAATGAACAGGCCAAATTGACTTAGGTTAAAATCGACATTTTGTACGTTGTAAATTCCACGTACACGATAAATTTCTGGTTCGTATTTGCGATCTCTATTTTCTAAAAACAGTAGATCTTGAATGTTTGTAGGCGACAGTGAGTCATAATGCGGTTCTGCTGCGGTAGCATTTACCTCATCTGTGTTAACACCTAGATATTTGTGCAGGTAAAGCTCAGTTCCGCCAATCTGAAACATCTCAGCAATTTGACGGTCAATGAACTTATAATCGTTACCCTTTTCGGGTTTGTAAAGGCTTAAGCGTGGCATAGTAGTATATTTATCGGTAAATAACTATTGTAAGAGAGGAATTTTAATGGATACGGCTACAGCAAACCAAGCAAGGCAAGACGTCTATGATTATGTAAAACTCATGCTGGGCGACGGCATGGTAGAAGTAGAGCTTGACCCGATACACTACGAAACCGCTTTAAAACGCAGTTTATCGCGATTTCGCCAACGTAGTAGTGCAAGTGTAGAAGAGGCATACTATTTCTTAGAGTTAAAAAAAGATCAAAACGAGTACAGATTACCCGACGAAATTATTAATGTACAGAGCTTATATCGTAGAGCCATTGGATCTAGAAGTGGTATGGGCAGCGGCGGCACACTATTTGAACCCTTTAACTTAGCCTACACAAATACCTATTTGCTAAACAGCACTATGATGGGAGGTATTGCAACCTATGATATGTTTGCACAATACCAAGAAATGGTAGGACGCATGTTCGGTTCGTTTATTGAATTTCAATGGGTTCCCCATAGTCATATGCTACGAATAATGCAACGTCCATTTGCAGAAGGCGAACAAATTATGATACGCGGTCAAAATTATAAACCAGACTGGATTATAATTGGCGACATATATGCTAGCCAATGGATAAAAGATTATACCCTGGCCATCTGTAAGACCATACTAGGCGAAGCCCGAGGCAAGTTTAGTCAAATTGCTGGCCCAACAGGTGCAGGCGGACTAAATGGAGCAGATCTAAAATCTGCTGGTAAAGAAGAATTGGAAAAATTAGATAAAGAATTAGAAATGTATATTCCCGGACACAGCGGAACATACACCTTTGTAATTGGTTAAAGAAAATATTGACCTTGTAATAAATCTGTTATATAATACACTATACGAGGTGTTTATATGATTATCGGTGTTTGCGGATTTATTGGTTCAGGCAAAGATACAGTGGCTGATTACCTTACTAATTTTCATGGATTTAGAAGAGAAAGTTTTGCAAATAGTCTTAAAGACGCGGTAGCACAGGTCTTCAGTTGGGATCGTACCATGTTAGAAGGTCGTACAAAACAAGCCCGTGAATGGCGTGAACAAGTTGATCTATGGTGGTCAGAGCGCCTTAATATACCTAACTTAACACCTCGTTGGGTATTACAATATTGGGGCACAGAAGTTTGTCGTAGAAGTTTTCACGATGACATTTGGATTGCTAGCTTAGAAAACAAACTACGCAATAGCAAGGACGATGTAGTCATATCAGACTGTCGTTTCCCTAACGAAATTAAATCAATCAAAGACACCGGCGGCATTGTTGTTCGTGTTGTTCGAGGCCCAGAACCTGAATGGTATGAAGATGCTATTAATGCTAATCGCGGTGAAAATGGTAATTACTCCTGGGCCACTAGTCGTGGTAGACTTGAAAAGCTGGGTATACATGCTAGTGAAACAGCATGGGTTGGCACTGAATTCGATGCAGTCTTAGATAATAACAGCACCATTGACGACTTGTTTGCACAAGTTAGAGGTCTGGTACCAGATCGCCCTGCTTCCAACGACTCCCTTGTTTATGCAGCACTCTCTGACAGTTGGCACATACCGTCTTAAGATTTATTGGACGACAATTATCTAAATCTCCATCAACGTGGAACACATTAAACTGTTCTTTATGATTAGATTTAAATCCACATTTTTCACAAGTGTCTTTCTGTCGGTAACCATTATTATACCATTTAGGTAATCCCTCTGCTAGTCCCCTAGCACAATGATCGCATTTAGATCTATAGTAAGGTTTCTTTGCCTTATAATAGTTTATAGCCACTGGTCTTTGACCACATTCTTTGCATAGACTTCTCATACCTGCCCTTTTTCTGCCCTTTTCTATATGTATTTAACCAGGTTATTTTAACCAAATCCACTAAATACTATTAGAACAAGGACTCAAGGAGATCGACAAATGGCCCAACTTAGTTCACCAGGCGTAAGCGTAACAGTAATCGACGAAAGTTTTTATACACCCGCAGCCCCAGGAACAACCCCACTTATTATCGTAGCATCAGCTGAAAATAAAGACAACGGCGCAGGAACAGGTGTTGCTACAGCAACTACTAAAGCTAAAGCCGGTGTAGTTCAACTACTAACCAGTCAGAAAGATTTGTCTGATAGTTTTGGAACACCAAAATTTATAACTGATGCAAATAACAATCCTGTACATGGAGGAGAGTTAAATGAATACGGATTACAAGCAGCATATTCATACTTAGGCGTAAGCAACAGAGCTTACGTTGTACGTGCTGATCTTGACACTAGTCAACTAGAAGCAAGTGCCGACGCACCAGCAGGCGAAGCAGCAAATGGTACTTATTGGGTAGACGTTGGATCTACACAGTACGGTATTTTTGAATGGAATGCAGCACCTATTACTTCATCGGGTGGACAAACATTTAAAAATAAAATTCCTGTTGTTATTACAGATAGTACTAAAATCTTACCAGGCGGTATTGGGCCTAAACCTAGTATTGGCGCAATTGGTGATTATGCCATTGTTGCACTAACTACGCTACTTAAAGTATGGTTTAAATCAGGACCAGTTGGTGTCCGTCCGGCACAGTGGGTTGAAGTTGGATCACCACAGTGGATTCAATCATGGCCAACAGTATCTGGTACCGCAGTCACTGGTGTTGTAAATTTATCAAAATTTAATGTTTCTTTATATGATCCAGTAACTGGTATATTAGACAGCACGGTTGAAGTTGAAATTACTGGTACTAGTGTTGATGACGTAGTTGACAATATCAACGCATTAACTGAGTTAACAGACTACGGTATTCTTGCAGCCAAAGTTAATAACAAAATTACCATCTATGCTGATTACTACGATGTTGCTCTAGATGTTGAAGGTATTGACCCAATGGATGCTGCTGTGCTAGAAGATCTAGGACTAGTAGCTAGAACATACACAGCCCCAGCATTAGTTATTTCTAAACACACACAACCTCCACAGTGGAAAGCAGGATCAGACACATCACATCCTACAGGTTCTGTATGGATTAAAACAACTGAATATAATGCAGGTGCTAAGTGGAGTGTTAAGCGTTACAACTCAACAACTGCTGCATGGGAAACTAAATCTGCTCCTATCTATAACGATGGTGTACAAGCATTGTATGGGTTAGATGCCAGTGGTGGTGGCTCACATCTTGCACTAAACACACTATATGTTAAGTCAAATGACGGCGAAGAATCACCTCCGATTGCAAACTTTAAATTGTATCGTCGTAGTGCTACTGGCGCTACTTCTGTAAAATCTACAGTAATTACTGATACTACATTCGATCAAGGTGTTGATTATATTTTCAGCATTCAAGAAAGTGTTGCAGGAAAAGCAGGCCTAAATGATCCAATAGAAATTACTTTTACAAGTACACTAGAAGAAGATCTTTCAATTGGACAAACACTAGCAGAAGCAAATGCCCAGGGACTAGCAGCCGCTATTACCAACGCATTAGATGCAGAAAATAATCCATTTAAAAATATTATTGCAGAATCAGACAGTCAAAATAGAGTTACTATTAGACATATTCTAGGTGGCGAATTTTACATGTTAGATGAAATGCGTGTAGTAGCGTTACTGTTCTTAGAAGACAGTAACTTTACGGCTGCACCAGAGGCTCTACAAGATGACGCGGAAAATCCTACACACTTCAGAGCATCATTATGGAAGCCGCTAGTTGGCTCAGTTAACAGCGATTCTGCTCCAACAACGGACGCTGCTGATGGACAACTATGGTATAATTCTATCCATGACGAAGTTGACTTGTTAGTACACAACGGTGAAACATGGGTGGGTTATCAATATGATGGTAATGGGATTAGCGCATATCCGTCACCATATTATGGATCAACTGATCCCAATGGTCCAATAAATACTGCAACAGAACCTACTACACAAACTGACGGTACTACAGCACTTGCAGATGGTGACATTTGGATTGATCCTAGCGACACTGAAAATTATCCAGTAATTTATCGTTACAACGGTTCATTCCTAAAATGGGTTAAGTTAGACGTTACAGATCAAACTACAGAAGACGGCGTCTTATTTGCAGATGCTCGTTGGGCAGTAGATGGCGGTACATCAACTGCTGCCACCGAAAGCACTATTGCAGAATTACTATCAAGTGATTTCTTAGACTTTGATGCTCCAGATCCGGCACTATATCCACAAGGTATGATTCTATGGAATCTACGTCGATCAGGATTTAATGTTAAGAAATTTGTTCGTAACTATGTTGATATCTATGCCGAAAATCATCGTCAAGATGATCTGCCTATGGAAACTTACTATCCACATCGTTGGGTTAGTCAAGCAGCTAATCAAGAAGATGGTTCTGGAACATTTGGACGTAAGGCACAGCGTAAAGTTGTTGTACAAGCGTTACAAGCATTAGTTAATAGTAATCAACAAATCCGTGACGAAGAAAGCCGCGTGTTTAACTTGATTGCTTGCCCAGGATATCCTGAACTGATTGGCGAACTAGTCAACTTAAATTACGATCGTGGACTAACTGCATTTGTAGTTGGCGATACTCCAGCAAGACTACCAGCTGATGCTACAAGTCTAAGTAACTGGGGTTCAAACCAAGCTCTTGCATTAGAAGACAATGACAACGGACTAGTTACATTTGACGAATACCTAGGCGTATTTTATCCATGGGGTTACACCAGTGATAACTTAGGAAACAACGTAGTTGTTCCTCCGAGCCACATGATGCTACGCACAATCGCACTAAGCGACAATGTTTCTTACCCATGGTTTGCTCCAGCAGGTACAAGACGTGGTGGTATTACTAATGCAAGTGCAGTTGGTTATGTAGATGCTACAACAGGAGAATTCCAATCAGTTGCATTGAATACTGGACAACGTGATACATTACAAACAGCAGCTAAAGTTAATCCGTTAACCTTTATTACTGGTACAGGACTTGTTAACTATGGTCAACTAACCCGTGCTAAGAATGCAAGCTCATTAGATCGTATTAATGTAGCTCGACTGGTAGTTTATCTACGCCGTCAATTAAATTCTCTAGCAAAACCATATATCTTTGAACCAAATGATAAGATTACTAGAGATGAAATTAAACAAGCCGCTGAAAGTCTAATGTTAGAATTAGTTGGACAACGTGCCATATACGACTTCTTAGTAGTATGTGATACCAGCAACAATACGCCGTCAAGGATTGATCGTAACGAACTATATCTTGACATTGCCATTGAACCAGTTAAAGCAGTTGAATTTATCTACATTCCACTACGCTTGAAAAATACTGGTGAAATCAAAGGCCTTGGTGGCAAATAATTAGGAGATATAAATGGCAGTCGCAACCCTTTCAAAATTTACAGTACCTTTAGCTAGCGATCAAAGTGCTAGCACACAAGGTATGTTGATGCCAAAATTAAAATATCGCTTTAGAGTGATGTTTGAAAATTTTGGAGTGTCAACACCAACAACTGAACTAACTAAACAAGTTGTCACAGCAGCTCGTCCAAGCGTCAAGTTTGCAGATCAAAAAATTGATATTTACAACTCGACAATTCATTACGCTGGCAAGCCAGCATGGGATCCTCTTACTATTGTTCTTCGTGATGACGTTACTGGTGCTGTTAGTAAGTTAGTAGGCGAACAGAATCAGAAACAGTTTGACTTTTTTGAACAAAGTTCTGCAGCCAGTGGCATTGACTATAAGTTCACAATGCGTATCGAAATGTTAGACGGCGGCAATGGAGCCAATACAGCTACAATTCTAGAAACATGGGAATGTTACGGTTGTTATGTTGTAAGTTCAAATTGGCAAAGTCTTTCTTACGCTGAACAAGGCCCTGCAACAATTGATCTATCAATACAGATGGACAATGCAGTTCAAACTCCAAAAGGAGTAGGTATTGGCACAGCAGTGGGTCGTACTATAAATACCTTAGCAACAGGCGGCGGCATTTAATAAAAAGGACTGGAAACAGTCCTTTTTTATAGGATTTTATTAACTACGTAGTTAATTTGGTTCGATAAATAATTACATGTCAAACTTATTCGATGGATTTCTAACTAATACACTTTATGGTGCCACGCACCCTAAAGGGCAAATGGGCGACTTTCAACACGCCGCACGTACTTTTACAGACGATACGTTTAGACTAGCACCTAAACAGAAATTCTTATTTCATGTTAGTTTTAGCATTAATACTAGTATTCTTAAGAATACTTCACTAGATCAGCGCCACAGAAATGAAATTAACCTAATGGTTAAAAGTGTTAGCCTGCCGAATTTTACTATAAAAACAGAAACAGTAAATCAATACAACAGAAAAAAGATTGTACAAACACAGATAGATTATCTGCCGGTTACTTTTAAATTTAATGACGATAACATGGGTTTAGTCAACCAGATGTGGCAAAACTACTATGGTTACTACTTTGCAGATTCAAGAACTGCAAAATCAGTACCGGGGTCTTATTATAGAAATGCTATGAAAGGTTCAGAAAGTATTAGATCTACCTATGGCCTGGACAATAATGTTAGTATGCCATTCTTTAATAATATTACCCTGTATCAAATGGCTAGACATCAATATGTTAGCTATACACTGGTCAATCCTATTATTACTGGTTGGAACCACGAACAAATGGATTATAAGAGCGGTGAACCCCATGAAAATACTATGAGTGTGGGCTATGAAGCAGTTTATTATGGGTCTGGTCGTGTGCAGCGCGGCAACCCTACAGGCTTTGCTCTTGAACACTATGATACAAGTCCAAGTCCACTAAGTGTAGCAGGCGGCGGAACTGCAAACCTCTTCGGAGATGGCGGTGTTATAGCCGGTGCATCAGAAGTACTAGGTGATTTGTTCAGCGGAGCAGCATTTGAAAGTCCTGCTAATTTTATCAATACTGCGATCAAATCAGTTAATACTTACCAAAATTCTAAAGCATTAACCAATGCTGGTATTGCAGCAGAAGGTAAAAATATAATTACTAAAACTCTTAATTCAGTGGCAAGATCTGGTGTAAGCGGAGTGTCAGACACTGCATTTCCGCAGTCAAGTACTATCACCAATGCTAACAACACACAGGCAGTACAAAGAACATTTCAACGATGATAAACAATTTACCTTCCTCAACTAATACTGACAGCTCAACAGAAGTTAGATCATTCTTTGATAAATTTTTCCTGCATGAAGTAAGTTTTCCTGCTGCTGAAATAGATGTAACAGTTAGTTTCTTCTTAAAAAGAGGATTTGATATTACAGCCAGTCGTAGCGTTGCCATTGTGATTTTAAATCAAGCAAGAAATGACACTGTTAATATTTTTAAATTAATAGACACTCTTAAGGGCCTAACAGATCTACAACTTAATCAAGTAGTAGCAGAAGTGTTAAACTCTTACAGAGAAAAAACATCTGTAATGGGATATCGAATTTCTACAGTAACGGACACGTTCGAATATCGTAATATTCTAGTATGAGCCGCTTTGCCCAGGGAAAGTTTGTCCCAAAAAACCCACAAAAATATATAGGATTAAAAGTTCCTACATACAGAAGTAGTTGGGAGTGGCAATTTATGAGATTTTGTGACACTAATGCTGCCATACAGCAATGGGCATGTGAAGCAATACAAATTCCATATCGTAATCCGCTAACTGGGAAAAATTCCATATACATACCCGATTTTTTTATACAATACGTTGATGCAAAAAATCGTACAAATGTAGACCTCATAGAAATAAAGCCACAGAATCAAGCAGTTCTTGAAAGTGTAGGTAAGAGTAAGGTACGGCAAGCACAATATATCCAAAATCAAGCAAAATGGGCCGCAGCCAATGCATGGTGCCGCCACCAAGGCATTAAATTCAGAATCATTACAGAAAACGAACTGTTTCATAATGGTTCATGATAAGTAAAGTATGACTAAAAAACTTGAGGAGATTTTAAATCTCCCTGAAAATAAAAAGATTATTAAAGCTGAGGAAAAGAAAAAAGAAGCTCTTCCAGAAGCACAACCTTTGCTTCGTGACATTGCAGAATTTGATAAAATTTCAGCAGCATTACCGCAGGTCAAAGGCCTAGGCGATATAAGTGATGCAGAATTAGACGGACTTGCCCGCAAAGCAGAAGATGCCTACGACGATCTAATGGATCTAGGTATGAATGTAGAAGCAAGGTACTCTGGTAGAGTATTTGAAGTAGCGGCTACTATGCTTAAAAATGCAATTGATGCAAAGTCAGCAAAAATTGATAAAAAACTTAAAATGATCGAGTTGCAACTTAAGAAACACAAACTTGATCAAGATGCCGCAGGTGGGGACAACGGACTTACAATTCCAGGAGATGGATTTATTGTAACAGATCGTAATAGCCTCCTGGAAAAACTAAAAAATATGAATAAATAATGTATACGGGACTCACTATGACATCATTCAAAGAATATCTAGCAGAAAGCAAAAAAGTATATCCGTTTAGGATTAAAGTTGCTGGCGACTTGCCAAAAGACGTCAATAAACGTGTTAAAGAAGCATTGATAAAATACGACTGCGGGAAAGTAAGCACAGCTAAAAGAACTCCTATTCAAGAAACTCATATGGATTTTCCTGAACTTAAAAATATTCAAGTTAATACTTTTGAAGTTGAACTAAATTATCCAACAACTAGTTTTGTTCTAAGAAACGAGCTAGCCGAAAGATTAAATATCTCTCAAGGATTAATTAAAGTACGTAATCCTATAGAAGAAGCAGAAGCAGAAATGAATCATGCTCACATGCTTGCTCCAGGTAACGGAGAAGCGTTACTAACAAAAGATTATGAAACCACAACTGAAGGTCAAAAGTTAGTTGGACAAGATCATGTAGATAGTTTTTTAAAAGAACTTAATAAAATTAATGCAGAACGTAAAGCCAAAATAACAAAAACTGAATCAACAGAAAAGGTTGAATCCACCACTACAGAATTTGAAACTCCTAAAGAGAGTCGTACAGGCCCATTAGGCGGAATTAAAAATCCTGATCCACGAAAAGGAAAAACAAAATGAATTTTACAGAATTATATCAAAAAATTAGGACCCTTGACGAAGCAGGACTGCCGCCCCCAATGGATCCAAATGCAATGATGCAGCAACAAATGGGCGCAATGCAGGCAAAGATGCCTAATCTAGATCCTGCCACTATGATGAAAAATCAACAGGCAAGAATGGCACAGATGAAGGCTAAACAACCTGTTTCTTCACAAGGTACATGGACGCAGCAAGGTGTTCCTGCAGGTCAACCAGCAGCACCAGCAGCACCAGCAGCACCAGCAGCACCAGCAATGCCAAAGATGCCAGCAATGCCACAAGCTACTGCATCAACCACGGGCGGTACTGCTACAACAAGAACATCCACCGCACCCCCGGCGGCGCCAACTCAAGATGTAGATTGGGAAGAGTCAATCGATAACACTCCAGAAAAACCTGTTGAAGAATGTGGACCAATGGGACCAAGCGGTATGATGGGTATGCGTGATCAACAGCAAGACAGCGTTAATATGAATCTTAGCATGAATGGTCAAGGAGTTGGCGGTATTAGAGATTTGATGTCGATCTTAAAGAACATTGAAACTGGCGGTAGTGACAGCGGCATGCAACGTCCAGACGGTCTTGAATTAGACATTAAGAGCATGGATCATCCGCATGACGAGCCCGAACATGACGAAGAAGACGGTATTGTGTTTGGTAACGACTTAGAAGGAGTTGAACCTCCAACACATTACGGTGGTCAAGGTGTCCCCGGCGCAAAGTTTGATCTTTATATGCAACAGCGTAAAGATAAACTAGCAGGGCAGAAGCCAGTTGGAGAAAAATATAACAACCAACCTGACGAAATGTACTCTACAGTTGATGATGTAGTAAACATGGGTTCAAATGACGGTCGTGGCGATAACGAGCGTCCAAAAGTCAACGGTGGTGGGAACCCTTACTCTGTTACTTCAGAGGGTATTAAGCGTCAGCTACACAATTTATATCAAGAAGTTAAAAGTAGATAATATAACTATAAGTTATTCAAATAGGCTCTCCGGAGCCTATTTTTTTCATTAAATAAGTATATGGGAAAATCATTAGACGGCGTATTAATTAAAAAAGCGCATAGACAAGAAAGATTCACTGAACAACAAATTCAGGAGATCCTTGCCTGTGCGGATCCTGTTACAGGGTACGATTATTTTGTTAAACATTTCTTTTACATACAACATCCTGTAAAAGGAAAATTATTATTTGAACCGTATACCTATCAAGAACGATTACTACACAGCTACCACGATAATAGATTTAATATTAATATGCTACCCCGTCAAAGCGGTAAAACAACCTGCGCCGCTGGATATTTGCTGTGGTATTCAATGTTTC